TTCCAATCATTCTGATATGGCTTATGATAGAAGAATCGCCAGGAGCTGAGCCCCTGGTTAAGCGATTCATCTTTTGCCTGTTTTCTGCCCGATATCGGGATAATTTTACTTGATTTCAATATGCCGCCCTCTCTCTTCCAAGTGTGCGAACTCACAATCAGGGTTATCTTTGAGATATTCCCGTATTTTGGTCTTATCCGGCTCGATAGTTACCTTAGTCAATGAATCAGGGACGTCTCCGTCAATGACAAGCGGCTGCTGCCCGCCGTTCTTTTTGATCTTGATAGTCATATCCCCCGCCGGAAGAGTATCGATATTGATATTATCCATTGCAAACAAAAGTCTGTTCTTCAGCGATGCGATAGCATTCTCGCGGGACTTTTTTATCCCTGCATATCTTTTCGCTATCTCGTCGGCTCTCTGCATCTCCATATCCAGGCGATTATATACCGCTGCGTAAGCGGTCGCCTTTACTTCGATCTCTCCGAATTTGCCCTCCAGCGTGTCCAGAACTATCTCAGGATCACACTCATCATCCGTCAGCATCTCATAAAGCTCTTTAACCTCTTCAGTCATTGAAAACAAACTCTCACTCATTACTAACTTCCTCCTTATACGTTAATATAGGTCTTATACGCGGTCTGCCGTGAATGCTCCGCTGGATCGTCTTGCTACATACATTTAATGCCATAGCAATATCTAACAGAGTGTAACCCTCACACCATTTTGTATAAGCCCACTCTTTTTGCTTATGTGATAATCCTGGTCTCACTCTTTACCCTCCTCCAATAACAATAATTGACTTCCGCTATACCAGTACGACGTAAGTCCGTCCAATGTTTGACAATAATACGGCTCCGGATCGTGATACTCCTCAGGAGCTATCAGAACGATTCTTACCTCTGTTCCTTTAGGATGTCCGCGTCCCTTGTCTACCAGAACGCGGCATATATCATTAACTTTCATCTAATCACCTCCGTCAATGTCATCTGAGTAAACTCAGGAACCTCAAACTTTAACATCTCATCTTTTGCCCTTGTATAGAAATTCCTGTCAATCTCGAACCCGTATGCACTTCTTCCCAGCTCATAGGCGGCGCGGAGTGTGCTACCACTACCACAACACGGATCTATAACCACATCGCCCGGATCTGTGAATGTCTCAATTAAATGCTTCAATGTTGATACGGGTTTTTGTGCTGGGTGTATCTTGGGTATGTTCTTGGGATCTCTCTCCCACTCGAACCAATTAAATACCATTTTTCCCGTACCCGTGATATTTTTGCCGTTTTCATCAACCTGTACTCCGTTGCGGAACTTTGGGAGCCTATCACGATACAAGCATAATGCGTATTCTGTCGCTCCCACTACTCGCATATTTGCCTTTAATACCTGGGCTGAGTAGTGTTTTATAAATATCAATGGGATATACTTAACAAATCCATGCTTTTTAGCTGCGTCTATGAGTGTCGGGAGTTGTTCAAAAGAACAAAACACGATCATACATGGACTATCTGAGGAGCGCCCCCGGCTGAGTGGCTTCGTATCATCCTTTTTGAGCATCTTAGAGCAAAAATGGAAATACTCATAAAGGTTAAAATTGAAATCCGAATTAAATGCGGCTTTTCCTGCCAGCTTGGATTCTCCGTTCTTGTTATCCCCACCCACGTACCATGACGGGTTAGATCCATAGAAATTCGTACCCACGTTATACGGAACATCCGCGATTATTAACTGAGCTTTCGGGATTGCGTATTTCTTATAGTTCTGCATACTATCCCGATAAATCTCACATTTTAACGGCTTCTTATGTTCTTCACTCACTTATCATATCCCTCCTAAACACCCGCAATAGATTATTTGCGAATATTCTCCGTAACTTGTAAAACTTATACTTCGGTAACTCTGACCGCTTACCATAGCAAAAACACATTCTTGCATCTGTTCGTATCTCATCAGGATAAACGGCCATTAATGATGCCTCTACTTTGCTCACCTTGTCATACAACTCATCCATTCTCAATGCCAGCTCCAGCATTTTATCCTCCGGAGATGTTTGGACCTTATCATCATCGTAGGTTATCGCTTGTCTGGTATCGGCGATGGTATTGATCTCTGCGATCCAGTCGGGATACCCTCGGATGTAATGGAGCATTTCGCGTTGTGCTGCATTTAATCTCTTGCTCATGCTTTATCCTCCATCCATGGGAAATACCTTTTAGCATCATTCTCAAAACTTTTGATAAAATCCAAACATAAGATTTCTGCATACTCATCCAATGATTTATGCTCATACTTAGCGAACCATTTAGTTACTATGATCTTTGCATTATGAACCCATTCGATCGCAGCATCCGGATCCGATGGGAGTTTACCTATTGGCTCAACTACTGTTTTGATGAAATCATCATCGATGAATCGGATTTTATCTGATAATGAATAGTACCTATCCATATAACCTCCATTTTTGCTATTTTTCGTCAACCGCTACAAACATAGATATTTACTACATTTTTTGATGTTTGGTTGACGCGGTTGATGGTAAAATACATAACTTCTATATATCCCTATATATTTATTTTTTTATAAAACACGTTTTATATAGAATTTCGCGTCAACCTCGTCAACCTCGTCAACCAATGTAGTATTTATGCGGGGTTCACGGTTGACGGTCTTGTTATTTTGCGTCAACTTGCGTCAACCGATTTAATCAAATGGCACCTTATCAGGCTCGATTATCGGTTTTTCGCGCTCATAAGCCCGTTGAACTCCGTATTTTGTCATCGTTTTTTGCATTCCGATATACTTCCATCCGGTTATACTATTGCGCATAACCTCATGGATATGATTGATCTCTTTGGGTGTCGGGTTAGATACTCCGGGATTAAGAACCTCATCCCAGATCATCATCGCGCACACTCTCACATGATCTGTTGCGTCAAGCCACTCCTGTATCATTCCAATATACGGATCATCCTCCGTGTACTTCTGCTGGGCCTTAATAGCCTCGCGCTCATACTTCTTATCTAATGCCAGCGATACTTTACCGCCCGCCCTGAGATAAATATCCATTGCCTCAGCCCATGCCTGGAGGAAGTCATATTTTGTCTCTTCAAGATTATTGAATGGATTAACGGACTCCGTGATTCCACATGTAACGGGTAAAAATCGTCTGTTCCCGGTCCGATCCGTGAGAAAATCAACCGGATTCGATGTGCCAGCCAATACGCACATCCTTTTATGATGCTCCCGCCTCCTGGCATACGGAGCGCGGTATGTATCATCACGGGATGTTATGAATGCTTTAATGGTCTCAACGTCTTTTGTGCGTTTGGTCGCTTGTAACTCCGCCAGCTCCACGATCCACATGCCCTGCAGCTTCTCAAATGCCTTATCACCATCCAGAGTGGAGAAGTTATCATTGAACCACTCATCATTAGTGGCAAGAAATCGGAGGAATGAGGATTTATATTTTCCCTGTTCACCAACTAATACAAGCATGTAGTCAAACTTGCATCCGGGCTTATGGATCCGTGAGATAGCGCCCATCATGAATAACTTTAGGACCTCATAGTTATATTCTGATGCTTCGGCTCCCGTGTATTTTGGAAGTAAAGCAGCAATATGTCCTGATTCACCATCCCATACTGTATGAGCGAAATTAAGCATCTCGATAACCGGATTAACATTAAATCGATGTGCTACGTTAGAATGTGCAGCCATTAGCTTGTTTACGTCTTTTAATCCGTAACGGCTCTCGATATAGGCCCATAGGTTGTTATCATCGGAGTTATTCCACTCACGGAATCCCTTGTGAACTTTCCATGGGAGATTCCCATATACATTGATGTTGGATGATAACTCATTCCATACGATTTTCCCGAATAGCTCAGGATCATACTGTATAGCCTCTTCTGCGTTGCGTACTGTCTGAGCGGGCTTATTTGTGGGCTCTCCGTCCTTATCTAATAACATGGTTAGATGTGGCTCATGATATGAAAGTGGATAATTCTCCACTACTTGTAATTGCCCCTTTTTGAATGTAAAAGCGCTGGAGCATATTGTTTTAATCTCCTCATCGGTCAATGGAATAGCGCAATTTTGCTTGTTTGTCTCGCTAACCGCTTGAATAATACCCTCATCGGGAACTCCTCGCGCCTGGAGAGAACATGCCAGCTTGTATAAAGTCTCATTGCGCTTACCCTCGGGAATAACATCCGGCACCTGATAACCGCTCGGATCTGCGTTGTTTTCGCGGTATGTGACAAATTCCTTGATAGTGTCATTTAATGGAGCGATATCATACTCATTCGGATCATATTCCCATGTGTACTCTGTTCCGTTTGGATGTAGAGATGGTGGAGCTATTACATATCCACCCTCTCCGCGTACATCCACACCATCCAGCAATCCGGCGCGATTCGTGATATCATTGCCCTCATAATGGAAATATAAGTGATATCCGCCGCGTCCTGTTATTGCGGTAACTGTCTCTGGTAATGGAGTATTCTCGCGCTCCCAGCGTGACATCTCAGATATTCCATCAAGCCCCTTATCAGGATCTATATCCTCATCAATAACTATGAGCTGGGAGATGGATCCGGTAGCTATTCCTATTCCCGCGTTTGGGTTTTTCTTCCACCATGCCCGTATCGCTCCGGGATCCTTTTTGGCATCCTTGCAACCATGAGGAGTTATTGGCTTTTTTGTTCTCGGATCTATGGGGAATACCGCCCATCCGTATTGTTTGGCATAATATAATGCCGAATCTAATAGTTTATTGCTCATTTAATAACTCCATAATTCGTTGTGCTGATTCTTCGGGATTGCAGAATTGGAATGATACTCCGTAACGCTCTTGGATGGTTTCCATAGCTTTTTGAAGTCTGGCACCCTGTACGCATTTATCAGAATATACGCTGCGCGGATTTATCCATGTATGGACTTGTGAGATGTCTGATATACCATCCTCATTTTCTATCAGAATGATTAATTGACATCCTGCAGCTTTAGCAGCCTTGCATTCATTGATAAATCGCTTGTGTTCGGCTCCGCATATGTTCCCCGCTATCTCATCCATATTGCGTTTCGTATCGATGGATATCTTAGGCACCGGAGCATAATCGCCGAATGGTAATTTGCTCCGGATTAAAGATATGTCATGTGTCATAAACCAATTATGCTTTATGTCATGTTTTCCCGATTGTTGCCGTGTATCCTCGATTATTACCACGGTACGGATCCAATACCATCAGGATCATCAGGGATATTGTTTGCTATTGCCAGCCCCTCATCCTCTTTGATGGTCTTTAATGCGGGGATCTTCTGATTCGGTACCTCATCAACTGGACATTCTTTTAACACTTTGAGGCGAGTACGTTTTTCACCATCATTGCCGTAATACTCCTCCTCCTGGAATACCAGACCGATCTTCTTCTTAACCAGCGTTTTCTCATCAGCATTCTTGTCACCATCAAATACATACTTTCCGTTACTCTTGGATACCGCTGAGCAAAATCTTTTGAACATTCCCAGCGCGGTCGATTTATAAGATTTATACATTATTCCGATATTTGACCAGTCGGGATGATCCTCTCGGAGTTTGGTGTAATATCCCTTATGTTCTCCCTCGATAATGTCATATCCAATCATTAGATACTCCTTCTCAGGAACATCCTCCGCGGATGTGATAGCGCACACATAAGCGCCGGGAGCGGGGCGAGTAAAATCACTTGCCTCCTGTACGTTACTTAAATCGATTGATTTCATTTGTTTTCCTCCTGTTGTTTTAATTTACAAAATCCATTTACATGTGGAACTATCGGGCCATCGCCTGTTGGTAATAGGTCTGTTATGTGGAAGTGTTCGCAGAAAAATAATGCATCAGCTACCTTGTCATATCTCTGGCATTCCAGATCGCAACCCTTATGAACTGGATAAAAATGTGTCCTATCTGCCATATCAAGCCTCCACAACATCAAAATCTGTTGGATCATAATCCCGTGAATGCATGGGATTCTCTTCTTTTACCCATCGCCACCAAAAATTATTTTTGGCTTTTGCAGGAGATACCGCCCAACTCTCCCCAACATAATCACCATTGAGGAGAATGTAATAATGGATTTTTGGTTTTTGTTCTCTGATTTTCTTCATATCATTTCATCCCGTAATACTCTCTGATGGTCTTATCTACCATTTTGAGATTATTCTCGATCTCCAGCTCAAACATTCCCTCCGGAGACTTCGCGGAGCTTTGATTATTGCTTTGAGTGAAAAATGTATGATCCTGACAATAAAGCACAATATCAAAACATCCCTCAACTGTGAGCTTCTCATCCAGCATCTTTCCAATGGTCTTAACCTTTTCGCGTCCATCTGTATCTGCCTCCGAATGGTGTAAAAAGTAAACTATCTTATTCTCATCATCCAGGTCATTGATAAAGTGGATAAGATTGCGGAACTTTGCAGCCATCTCCGTGAATTTGTCGTATCCCTTTTCGGATGCCCTATCGAATAACTCATTTACAAGTAAATACTGTGAATCATCGATAACAACCGCTTTTGTGGGCGCTGCCTTGATAGCGTTACAGATCCAGGCATATTTCGCCGCGTTAATCTGGGATGCGCTCACATTCTCTGCAGCTCCAAAACTGTTAGGGATTCGTGCAACTGTCAGATCACTCTTAAATGGAAGTCTGCCCTTCTCTACTGAGATAATAGATACCTCATTCTTTTTGAACTCTTTAAGGGAGTATGTTTTCCCCTGACCGGAACGACCGATCACTAATACTGGTAATGCCATATCAAATTCCTCCTTTATTTATTCATCATCATCCGGATCCGGATAATCACTAAACCATGTATCCATGTAATCAGATAACGCATCATTAACGAATCGGGATAAAGTAGGCTCATAGTATCCATTGTGGTTACTGTGTCGCCGGGCTTCATGATTAAATCGTTCCATTAACTCCGCATCTACCATAATGGTCTTATTCACATATCCCCTCATTCTGCACCTCCTCGATATCGATCCCGATCATCATGAGCATCAGACCGATGCAGCCGATAACTGATGGAATAATGTAATTTAATTGCTTCATGGTAATCATGCCAGCGCATAAGATTATCAGACCGATTATGAATAGAACCTTAGATAATACTTTCATTTCACTCACCTCACTCTCATTACTCCCAGCGGACCGGAAATAGTTGTTTTGTTTGGACACATAAATCAATATTTTCGGAGAAAAATAACAGGTTAGTTATACACACAACCGCGCCGTTGCACATAACGCGGATTTTGGTTTATAGTTACGATCCGATCCGCTGGGTATGGATAACCCACATTGTGGGATTATCGGCTTAGTTACCATCGATGAAGTAAACCATACATTTACCCTCGGTTTTCCTCATCCACTCTTTGCATTGCTCCAGATCATCGAACCATACATCAATGCATTTGCCCTGACGTAATGCTTCTGTTCCGCCTGTGTCGGTTACTTCGTACATTCCCAAGAACTCACCATCAAGCGAATAAATCATCGCTATCTGACCTAAATACGGATCACATGCTGCAATCCCCGGATGAGTTGTACCGCCTGAGCCTGTCACTCCGTGGAGACAATATGCGGTAGTATGCATCTTATGAAATTCGACTTCGCTACTCTCAAACACTTCCGGATACTTTAATCCCTCTGCTCTTGCACTGGTAGATACCATGCAAATTACAATTAGTAGTAGAATAGTAATTACTTTCCGCATAGATCCACCAACTCCAATCTGAATCCGTAATACTCGGCCAGCTTAACCATTGAAGAGATATATACCTCTTTCCCGGTCTCGATCTTTGAGATGGTTTTCTGTGGGATGCCTGATTTAACCGCAACCATCTCTTGACTTTCGCCCACCATATCGCGGGCAATTTTGAATTGTTTGGATATGTCTACTGTCATACCGCCTCCTCATCATCGGGCAAGAATGAATCAAACGGCACATTGAGCGCCTTGCATATCCTTGCATACGTCACAACATCGATACTTCTATCTCCGTTGCATATCGCTGACATCTGAGATACTGTTAATCCCGCCTTATCAGCGACAAAACTTTGTTTTATCCCATTCTCAATGAGATAATTCTTAATTTTTGAGCCTACCATTATATCCCTCCTCTCTACTAAATTTTCGTAGCCCATATTTAGGATTATACTACTAAAATTTCGTAGGTCAATATATTTATATTAAATTTCTACATTTTTTTAGTAGTTTGGACGATAAATGTTATATAATGAAATCAGAGGAGGGGATACTAATATGGATGAAATGGATATCGAAATTCGTAATAACGTAATGAGAGTGCTGGTCGAATGTCGTAAAGAAAAAGGAATCACTCAGGCGGAGCTTGCGAAATACTTGGATTCTAAACCTACTACCATTGCATCATGGGAGCAAGGGTTATCTCTTCCAACTATTCAGACATTGTATAAATTATCGAAATACTACGGAAAAACTATTGCATATATGTATGGAGAAAAAGAATCATGACCATTGAGAAACTCCCCTCCGGATCCTACCGGATAAAAGAGATGCATAAAGGGAAAATGTATTCTCTAACAGTAAAACAAAAACCATCTGATAGAGTGGCTCGTAAATTGCTTGATGAGAAAATAGAGAGCTCTACCATATACGGCGGCAATACGTTCAAAACGGCGGCGGATACATATATTGAGGCTAAGAGCAATATACTCTCTCCCAGCACGATCAGAGGTTACAAGAGTATGCTCCGGAATATCCCGGAGGATTTTCTTGCGATGGATTGTGGAGATATCGATACCTTGACATGTCAGAAATTAATAAATGAATACACGCGGGAGCATTCGGCTAAATCCACGCATAATCTCAATGGCTTCATATTAAGCGTTTTACGGCTTTTTAATCCTGATATGAACATTCATACCACTC